TTGGGCCTTGAGTCTGAGTACGACATTCGTCGCCAAGGCACATTGTTCGTTGCTAAATATGCAATGGGACATGGAGTCTTGCGTCCAGAAGCTGCTATTGAATTAGCATTGCCATAGGCAAACACACTAGGGGAACTTCGGTTCCCCTTTTTTTCTTTTTTTAAGGATTCGCTACGATGTCCCTGACACCTACAACTGAGCTTGAAGCAGTAAATACCATGCTCAATACAATCGGTGAAGCACCTGTGAACACCTTGGTCAACATGACTTCAGTCGATGCATTAGCTGCACTTTCTGTATTACAAAATGTTAATCGTGGAGTCCAAGTTGAAGGCTGGTTCTTCAATTCTGAGTATGACTATCCGTTGGTTCCTGACCTAGATGGAAATCTACCTTTACCCACAAACTTAATGTCCGTTGACTCTACAAATGAGTCATCTGCATACGATTTAATTCAACGTGGTTCACGGGCGTATGACCGAAAAAACCATACATACACATTCACAGAAACAGTGAAATGTAACCTAATTATATTACTGGCCTTTGAAGAAATCCCAGAGGCAGCACGTAACTACATCACACTACGGGCATCCCGTATTCTCCAAGACCGCCTACTCGGCTCTGACTCATTACACAGTATGAATCGTGAAGATGAGTATCAAGCATTGACCTCATTGCGTCTTATAGAATCTCAGAATGCTGACTACAACATACTGACGGGTCACTCTGATGTGGCACGAATCCTAACGAGGTAAGACATGGCACTTGTAAGTAGCTCAATACCAAACCTCGCTAACGGGGTATCACAGCAAGCCCCTAGTGTCCGTTTGAATTCTCAAGCAGAAGAACAGGTGAATGCCTTTAGTTCTATTATCAGTGGTTTACGTAAGCGGCCACCTACGCAGTATTTAGCTACTTTAGTGTCCAATGCCGCAGCCAATGGTAATTTCTTTATTCACACTATTAATCGTGATGTCACTGAGCGTTATATTGTTATCGCAGACAACACGTCTTTAAAAGTATTTGGTTTTGATGGCACTGAATATACTGTAGCCACTCCGTCTGGGTATGCTTACCTAGCCACGGGTAACCCCTTTAAAGATTTTAAGTCAGTAACTATTGCTGATTTTACTTTCATTTTAAATAAATCAATAACCACGTCTGTCACAGCAAGCACGTCAACAGTCGCCCATCCTGAAGCTATTGTTCATGTTAGGCAGGGTAACTACGCCCAAGACTATAAAGTCTTCATAGACAATGTACAGCGAGCTACATACACCACCAGTGCTACAGACAAAGCTGACCTAAAGACCAATAGCATTGCCACACAATTGACTAGCCAGTTAATTAGTAACTTAGGCTCTGTATACACCATCACACGTAATGGCTCTGCTATCCGAATCCAGAGAACAGATGGTAATGACTTTACCCTGCGTACTGAGGATTCCTTCGGTAACGCTGCCTTAATTGGTTCCAAAGGTTCAGTACAACGATTCTCTGATTTACCAAGACGCGCATTCAATGGCTCAAAGATGAAGGTCATAGGTGAGGAGAATTCTGAGGCTGATAATTACTACGTTGAATATGAAGCTGGTGATACCGCCCAAGGTGTCTGGAAAGAGTCCATAGCAGAGGGAGCAGACTCCACATTAAATGCGGCTACCATGCCGTGGAAACTTGTGAGAAATGCTAACGGCACATTCACGTTCTCTCCTAACGCTTGGGTTAGCCGCTCTGTAGGTGATGCCATATCAGCAAGTGACCCTTCCTTTGTAGGAAAAAAGCTTAACGATATATTCTTCCATCGCAACCGCCTAGGTGTGATTGCAGATGAGAATGTCATCTTTAGTCGGTCTGGTAGCTACTTCAGTTTCTACCCAGAAACAGTAACAACTGTTTTAGACACTGACCCAATTGATGTCGCTGTCAGTCACACCAAAGTATCAATCCTTCGCCATGCGATTCCATTTAACGAGACACTTCTGCTGTTCTCTGACCAGACTCAATTTATGTTGAGTGCTGGTGATTCATTGACCCCAGCAACTGTGTCTATAAATCAGACGACTGAATATGAATCAAGTTTACAAGCAGAGCCTGTTGGTGCTGGAGAGTATGTTTACTTCGCCACTAACAGAGATGGTTACACAGGTGTTCGTGAATACTTCGTTCAGGCAGACACTTCAAGCAATATCGCTATTGATGCGACCCTCAATGTACCTCGTTATATAAAAGGTAAAGCTACAGCCCTAGTCTCAAACACTAACGAAGACATGATATTTGTACTCACAGATGGTGTTCATACAGTGCCTACTTGTTACGTTTATAAGTATCTTAGGCGAGATGGTTCAGCATTGCAGATGTCTTGGTCTAAGTGGGAATTTCCACATGCTAACCGATTGCTAAATCTGTCTGTCATTGAATCTACAGCTTTCTTTATCATTCAACGTGGTACTTCAATTATTCTTGAAAAGATGCAGTTACAGGAATCTCCTGAAGTAACTGCCACGAACAAAATGGTATACCTAGACAGTCTGGCATCTGGTTCTTCACCAGCCGCTAACCAAGTCACAGTGACCTTAGATGGGGAAAGCTTTGTCGGTTATCCATACACGATGGCCTACACCTTCTCAACGCAATACAAGAGAACTTCAGGTGCTAATGGCAGTCAGCTTACAGATACATCTGGACGTTTACAGTTAAGACAATTCAAGCTTCTATATAAAAACACAGGCAGCTTTTCAGTCACGACTAACACCCAAGGAGTCATTCATAGTTATGGGTTTAATGGCCCACCACTAGGAATCATGAGCATAGGTTTAGCGACCCTTACAGATGGTGAATTTGAATTTCCAATCCTATCTAAGAATGACCGAGTGTCTATCACAGTAAACAACTCAACCCCTTATCCGAGTGCCTTCCAATCAGCAGAATGGACAGGTTACTACACAACTAAATCAGGAAGAATTTAATGGTAGCTTTAGTTAGATTAGCAACCATTGATGATTGCAATAAGTTAGGCCCAAGACTTAGAGATGCTGATAAGCATGAACTAAAAGTCTCTTGTGGGTATGGCCCTGTGACTGCTTTAACTCAGTCACTTAACGCTTCAGATGCATCCTATGTGGCTGTTGATGAAGTGGGTGAACCTATCCTTATGTTTGGTGTAGTAAATTCCCCCCAGGCGAATTGCGGAGTGCCTTGGATGCTAGGCAGCAAGGGCATCTACAAACACACAAGGCAACTTCAAAAAGAGTGTAGGCAGTGGCTAGAAGTAGTTCATTCAGACTACGACCTACTATTTAATTATGTCCATGCAGAAAACCCAAAAGCTATCCGATGGCTTCAATGGATGGGCTTCACAATGATTCAACTTATCCCCGACTTTGGGGTGGGCAAGGAACCATTCTATGAATTCGTAAAGGTGAAATAACATGTGCAACCCAATGATGTTGGCAGTCGCTTCATCAGGCGCAAAATTTATTGAAAAGCAAGAAGCTGCTAACGCACAGAACAAAGCTGTACGTGCCAATTACATGCAGCAAATCACACAGAAAAACTTAGCGACCTTACAAGACAGTACGGCAGCATCTGACCAACTTTTCCAAGACACTATTAAAGCACGTGAAGCGCAAGCTGGTTACGAAGCTTCTGTTGAAGGAATAAGTGGTTCAGTTGTGGGCAGGATTCTGCGTGACAAGAGGGCAGTGGAAGCCCGAAACAAGAAGAACATTAATACCAACTATGAATACAAACTTCAGCAAACTCAATATGAGTTAGAGGGCTTGAGAGTCCAAGCTGATGGGCGTAGCAAACGTGGCCCAAGCTTATTAGCTACGGGATTAGAGATTGGCAATGCTTACTATGAAGTAGGCGATGGTCAATTTGATTAATATTTAAGGAACAAAAATGGCGACAAATACTGGCATCGAGGTGGCAGCACTTCGCCCTGCGGCTTCAGCAGGGGACTTCTACGTCCGACCTGAAGCACCAAATTCTGGCATAGCTGAGGGTCTTGCGAGACTCGCTGGAACTAGAAATAAAAAGTTAAATGAGCAAGCTAAAATTGAAGCTCAAGAAGCTGCATTAACAGAATCTATGGATTTTAATAATGTTGAAGCCCTACATAATAAAGAAGCTTACGCTCAAGAGTCTCCAGCTTTCATGGCATACCTTTCTGAAATACGGGGTAAGAACCATGCAAGTGCATTAGTTTCAAAAATGCAAAGCGATTGGCAGGAACAAAAGTCTGGCTTTAATGACACTGGCAGTGATTTTGAATCATTCTTAAAAGATGGATTTGCCAAAGTAACTGAAGATTTACGTGGCGACCGCTACATGATGACTGGTGCTAGTGGTGTGTTCGCTGAGGCTGCCCACAACCTCCGTGCAGTAAATCGACAGTACGTAGACAAACGCTCACGTGAAGCCTTACAAGTTGAATTTTCCGAGAGTATTGGAGGCATTGCAGCAGATTTAGTTAGCGGTAAAATTAATCCAGAAACTGCCTTTTTACAAATGGAAGACCAAATTGAAGTTGTGTCTGGTGTTGGTGGAATGACTAAATCAGCAGCCAGTGAACAGTCGTTTAAAGACCTTGCTTCATACTATGCTGCCAAGGGTGGGGATGGTGTCCTAAAGCTTTTAAATCAGCATCCTTATGTTACTGGCCCTAATGGTAAAGCACCCACTCGTCTTGATGGCATTACCCTGATTGAAGGAGCGATTAAAACGCGTTCTGATGAAGTTTATAGGCAACAAGAGAGAACTTATGTCCAGACAGAAAGGGCTAAAGATGAGTTAAGACAAGAGACAGCGACCACTATTCAGACCCTATTGATTGAAGACCCGACTGCTGGAATTTCTGACGAACTGAAAAGTGCTTACATCAGAAGTGGTGGGCAGCTAGCCACACTAGAAAGCTTTGAATCAAACGCCTTACTCTTGCATAACACATCAGTTACTCAAGACCATGAAATCCGATATAACCAACTATTGGGTGACATTTATAAGAACACTTATAACCCTGCAAAAAGAATTAAGATTGATGACATTCTTACAGAGTCTGCACTTGCTCTTATTCATCCAAGTCAGGTTGCCGACCTGATGCTCAAAGTTCAGCAATCCAATATGGTTGCCCCTCTTGGTCAGAAACCAGAAGTGACTACTGCTAGGACACGATTTGTTGAATCTATAGTAGGTGTTTCCCCAAGCCAATCTAATGCTACACGAACTCGCGCAGCTAACTTAGAGGATGCTTTTGATGAAGGCTTTAGACAAGCAGTCACTGAGTGGTATGACGATAACACTGATGACCCTAACCAAACTCAAGTTACAAGAATGCTTAAAGACCTTGGTGTTGAATTAAAGAAAATTGCAGACGTTGATACTGACGAAATTGCAAACGAAGCAGCTCGTAATAAGGGTATACGTCAAGCTACAAAATGGGCTAAAGGTAAACAAGCTTTCGGTTTCAATCCAGACCTTGAGGACATTGAAACAATGCTCGCAGCAGAACCATCATTTATTACAGAAATGCTATATGCAAATCCGTTCCAAAAGATTGCTTTTCCCGAAAAGTTTGGCGGTGGTATTCGTCCAATTATTGAAATGTTAAATGAGTTTGAGAAGGGTGGCGCACATGTTTGGATGGAAGCACATAAAGGAGACTTCTAATGGTTGACTATGCAGACCCATACAATCTTAGTGGTAACGGAGCAACCACATCTTCAGACCCTGCTGAGTCAGAATACAATGACCCTTATGGAATTAGTAGTGGTACTTATGTAGAACCTGAACCTGTTGAGGAAGTCACTGAAGAGTCGATGTTTAACTCTGAGCAGTTCCGTGCAGACGCGATGACTTTATTTCAAAAAGGCTACATTAATGGCCCTGAAATGAAGAGCAAGTCACAGGAATACTTGGAGAGTTTTCAAGGAATACCCGGGGCTGGACGACCCACAGTCGGTCTTGATGAGATGCAGGCTGAAATGGCACGTCTTGATAGCCAAGAACAGCCTATGCCAGAAACTGATGCTATCGTTAAAGAAGCCATCAATGAGATAGGGCGCATACGCTGGAACTTAGTTCGTACGGGTAAGCTTGCCTTTGACATCAGTGATTGGTCAGACGAAGAACAACAGGCAATGATTCGCAGCATGAGCATGTACGAACAGTTGCCCACTTCGATGAAGACTATTGGTCGGGCAGTTGAAGGCGTAGCGTCAGACCCAACCACATATGCTGGTTTTGGTTTTGTAATAAGTGCGCTATCTAAGATACCCATGAAGGCTGGTGCGGCTGCTATGCTAAAAGGCTTGGCTAGCCAAAGCACTACTAAAACAGCCACGTCTATTGCGGCTGCTGAGGGCTTTACTTATGGTGTTGCTGACTCTGAGTTCCAACAGGCTATCCAAAACTCTGGTGACTTCTCAGACAATAATCGTCTACTAAGTGCTGGCACTGGTGTCTTAACTGCTGTTGGTGCTGGTGGTTTGACGTGGGGTCTGAGTAAGTTTATTGGACGCAACAACACAACGCCTGATGCACCTAATCAAGCTGATGAAGTCGTTGATGAAGTCGTTGAAGAGACTGTTGAAGAAGTCGTTGGTGAAGTGATTCCTGATGCCCCAAAGCTGGTGGATGAACTTGTTGATGATGTGGATGAACCTTTCGATTTATCATTCACAGACCTTCTTGATGACGCTGGTGAATTGCCTTACAACCCACCCAAGAACTATGACCCAAAGAAACCTGCTGTTAATACTAGCCGTATTGAGACAACAGATGATGTTAAGGAACTCATAGAAGAACGTGCTAAGGAATATAAAGAACGAAGATTTGTCTTGGATGATGGTAACCGAGAAGGTGTCCGTACTTTAAAGGCAGTGCGTACTAATGCCACTAAAACCATGAATAAACTTCGTGAGGATACTGGCTTTAATGCGAAGGCATTCTTGGATGAAGCTAAAGATGACATTGAAAAGCTGAATGACATAGAAGCTAGGATGGTTTCTGTGGGTGATTTACAGGCTACTCTGGCTGACGAAGTTGTTGCATTAACAAAGCTTCAAATGGAGAAAAACATAACACCAATTCAACAACATGAATTGCTTGCTAAGGCAGCACTTCTTGACGAGGTTGGTAAAATGGATGCACTACTTAGTGCTGGTTCAAGTCGTCTATTAGGAAGCCGCAGAGTTACAGTTAAACCGATTAAAGATTTGTTGTCTGACCTAGACATTAGTCAGGGTGCAAAAGCTGCCCAAGCGATTGCTGACCGAGTTACAAAAGCTATAGCTGATGGCAAAATACCAACTGCTAGAAATTTAAGAACTGCTGTTAATCGCAAGGCTATTAGACAAGCGATGGATGAACTGAACAAGATACGTTCTACTTCCATGCTGTCAGCCATGTCCACACTACTCGCTGCTGCTTTGTCTAACTATACGAACCTTATTGGTACGCCATTAGTTGAAATACTTGGGCATCCTTTGCCTACAAAAGCTGACTCATTAGTGAGAAAACGTGCGCTGGCTACTTACTCTGGTTACAGGATGTTCCTAACTGAATCTCTTGGAGAAGCATTTAGAGCATTGCGTTCTGGTGAACATAAAATAGACCCTTACGTAAAACGAGAGCAGGTAGGTGGCCAGAAT